TTTAATTTCAGGAGGAGTTGTTATTAATTTCCCCTCTGGATTGATATTACCCTTTTTAATTAAATCACATACTTGTTTAAATGTACTATTTCCAAAATAACTAATATCTGCTTCTAATTCTATTTTAAAAATATTTGAAGGATTATTATTATCTAATGATGGTGTTTCAAAAGCAAGGGATGACATTATTATAGTAAAATTTAATTTTTATTTTCGGAAAGAATTTTAATCAAATTTTATGAAATTGTTAAAATACTAAAATTAAAGTCTATCATAATATCAATGCTCAGTATAGTCAATAATATTAGGGGTAAAAAAAATAGAGTTCATATTATTCCTACAAATAATAGTAATGGAATCAATATAGAAAAAATTGTAGAAGAAAAGATTTGTAAAATATGTTATGGTTCTGGTAGATGTTTAATAAGTCCTTGTAATTGCGAAGGATCAATTGGATTTATTCATAAAAGATGCTTATTAAAGTGGATAAAAATATCTGAATCAAAAAAATGTGAGATTTGTCAATCGGAATATAAGGTTAACATTATTACAAGAAATAGGTTAAACTTTTGGCAAAAAATGAGAAGAAAATTTAAAATTACACCTAGTTATCAAATTTCTATTTATGATTTATAAAAAATTGATTATTTATTATATCAATTTATTATAATAACTAAATATAATAAATGTTTTATAGTGTTCGTGTAGGTAAAAGTCCAGGTATATATACATCTTGGGAAGAATGTAAATTACAAGTAATAGGTTTTAAGGGAGCCAAATTTAAAAAATTCGATAGCAAGACAGAAGCATTAAATTTTATGGAAAACAGAAATAGTCAAATAGTTAATGACACTACTATCGATAACTACATAAACTTTTCCAATGATAATGAGTATCTTCCCGAAATAAAGGTATATACAGATGGTAGTTGTTTTGGTAATGGGAAAACACCATCTTTTGGTGGATACGGAATATATTTCGGCGATGGATTTAATAATATATCAGCTCCTGTCCATGATAATCCGACTAATAATAAATGTGAATTATTGGCAATTTTACATGCTATTAAAATTTTATTACCAAAAATAGAAAAAAACCATCTCGTAACTATAGGATCTGATTCAGATTATTCTATAAGATGCTTTACATCATATGGTGATAAATGTCACAAAAAACAATGGAAATCTAAAGGAGATAAAAGTATACCAAATGTGGATATAATTAAAGAGGGTTATTACATTGTTAGAAAATATCCTAATATTAAATTTAAGCATATTTATTCTCATACTGGGGAACAAGATCCCGATTCACTAGCAAATGAACACGCAGATAAACTGGCTAGAGAAGGTATGTTAAAACACGTATATCAGTCAGACGACATTTGGAGAGTTACTTTTCCATCAGGTAAATATAAGGGTAAAAATATAGAGGGAATTTGTAAAAATAATTTGGATTACGCTCTATGGTATTTAAAGAATATAGCAAAAAAGAAAGACCAAAATTTTTACTATATTTTGAAATTGCATATACAAAGATTACAAACTAATCTTGAATAAATATTTTAACTAATATGTACAACTCATATATTTGTTTTCAATTAATAAATATATATAAAATGCCCCACAAGTTCGTAATGATCTTGGGATAATTCCTTTATATAGACCTTTTAATCCTTTATTTTTGACTAAAATATGAGCAATATTTCCAAAACCTTTATTATTTAGATCAGTTTGTATTATAGTTTTTATAGTATCGAAAGGATGGGTAATAACTGATACTATTACTCCCGTTAATAGTGATGAATATATGTTTGATATATAATTATTTATATGTATTTTTTTTTTAATTTGATTACTAATTAATGGATTCAATCCTAAAAATCCACTTACATAAATAGACTCTCTAATTATACATGGGATTAATCCTCTCCAAAATATAAATATTGGTTTATTTTTAATATTATTAGTTATAATATTTCTAAAACTTTCCTTACATTTTTGTTGCTGAATAGTTATAAAATCTACAGGAGTATAAATAAAAGCACTTAATAATCCAGAAAAACCACTTATAAAAATTTTATTTTGATTATTTAGTTTATTTAGCTTATTTAGCTTATTAAATTCATTATTTAACATACTATTAAAAGTTACCTGAAATGAGGTAATTGGTGCTATACTAGCACATTGTATAAAAGTTCCCCTATACCAGCCTAATATGTATTTGGGTAATTTTCTATTATTTTGTCTACATATTTTATAAGTTATCAAAGGCATTTGTAATATTGTTTCTGATATACCACTTATAGATCCTAATAACATACTTTGATATAAATTATTAGAATTATTCATACATATTTCTATTATATATTTTTTTTTAATTTAATGATCAAATAATCAAATTCAATTTAAATTAAATTATAAATTACAAAAAAATATGTTCATTATAATAAATAATTTATTTATTTCAATTGTTTGTATTAAACCTTATCTATATAACTAGAATGTCCAGCACCATGAACTACCCTTACTTTACTCCTAGACTTCCAATCATACCCAGTCGCTTTTTCTGACATAACATATACATCACCATGATTTACGTTAATATCTATTGGTTGTAAAGTATGATTAGATGAACCTGGTAATCTCCATTGATATCTTAATGTTGATGATTTTCCTAGACTTAAACAAATAACAATTTTCCTTTCAGCATCTCCATGAAAACCTATTCCTGATTTGGTATGAAAATATTTATTACCTTCTGCGTTTAAATCATGAGCATTAATACCTAAAATATTTGCCAAGTTATTTTTGACTTTTTGAAGATGTGGCAAACTACTATAAGCCAATACAGAACATTGTTTATAATCTTCACTATGCTCTATACCTTCATTTCCAAATACTACATTTAATCTGGCTCTTTTATTTAATGTTCTTTGTCTTCGATTATCCCAATATTTTTCATCATAATTAGCACCTTCCTGTTCATTATATAGGTTATCTGCTACATTTTTGCTCAATGGGAGGAAATATTTTTTATCTACTGTGGAACTATTTTGATTTCTAAAGACAAGAACTCCCGCTTCATTATCTGATCGTAATTCTTCTGGTAAATTGTCACTAATATTAATATATTCGGTTTGGTCAGGATATAGCTGTTGTATATTTTTTAATTCTTTACAACTAAATCCATGTTGTCTTCTACCATTTCCATATTCTTTACCTCCTGTATGTAAAATTGCGACTTCTCCAAAGGTGATAGCGTATCTGTTATTCATTTTTTGTATACATTAATATATAGATTAAGAAGAGTTGTCAAATTTAATTTCAAATAAAATTCTATTTGTGAATATTATTTAAAATTATAGTATTATATTACTATAATGGAAAAAGAAAAAGGAAAAGGAAAAGGAAAAGGGAAAAGAAAAGAAAAAAACATTTTAAATTTCAGTACTTGGAATAGGTATAAAATAAATGAAAGAATTAAAGCAGGATATGAAAAATATATGGGAAAAAAAGAAAACAATAATATATCTAACAAAACTACTGGACAATAATTTGTCGTAGCATATTTTTCTCTATTATAACTTGTTGATTAGATTTATTTTTACATATCCGATAAAAGAATTTTTTATTATTGTCCCCCATTGTCCCCTCATTTATTTTAACGAAAGGACCATTTATTTTATTTTTAGAAGATAGCATAAATGATGACATTGAATCTTTAATAGTTTCACACATAATATTTTTTAAATTATTAATAGATTCTTCAGTTAATTCACTGGTTAAATTATCAATATCTGGCTTAATTACATTCATTTCCATCAAATAATTTTTTATATCGGGTGGAGAAAAATGCCAACTCGCATTACTTATTTTGTTGTAATGAAGACCAACTGAATTACCTAAACCAGCTTTTAAAGGCCCATTTGTTCCAACAAATTCGAATAAGCCTTTAATTACATCTTTCCCTAAATTAAAGCGCTTAATGTGTTGATACATATTATAAGCAATCCTTCCAAAATTTCTTTCAAGTCTTATTGGATAGGGTCTATCGGAAATACAGTGAAGAATAATGTCTGGATTATAATTATCAGGTGTGTGACATCCATACCAAGAATAAACAGACACTTGTAATACATTATCAACTAAAAAAACTACTGGTTCAAAATAGAAATATACCATATCTTGGTCAAAAGTATAATTTATATTGAGAAAGGTAAGTATTAAATATTGTATCTCATTAGGTATATTATATTTTACTAAATTACGTTGTATTATTCTGTTAGTAATTAATGGATAATATGTATGAGTAAATAATTGTATATCTTCAGGAAGTTTTTCTAAAATATTTATACCTATATTGATTGTATTGATCATATATGCTCATGTGTATTAACTATAAAAATATTTAAATTACTTAAATCAAATTTTAATATATTATAAATGAACAGTAAAATAAAAAATAAAGGTCTAACTCAAGAGGAAATAGAAGAAATTAAAAATAGTGTAGAATCTTTTATTTTACCAAAGGGAACATTATTATACAGAACACAATCTGAAAAACATGAAATTGATGTAAAACCAAGACATGATGAAGATACCGGAAAGTTTGGAACTTATTTTGCCAATTCACCTCATATCGCAATAGGAATGGTATTAGAATATAAAGAATCACTTAATTTATGCGTATACAATACCACTAAAGATTTAACAATATATATTGGTAAATATTCTTTTATGAGTTTAGAACCCGAAATTTTTTTTAAAAGTTTTAAAAAATGGAAGCAAAATAAAAATCATAACGGCACTCCTAAAAATAAAATATATTGGAACCATTATGACAAAGAAGCATACCCTATTATTGATTTATTTCATGGTGAAAATTGGAAATATTGGAATAAAACAGATATAGGAGAAATTTTTATTACAAACTATGAAGATTATGAATTTATTGAGTTAGATAGACTGGTAACTGTGAAAGAAGCAGAAAAGTTTCTTACAAATGAACTTAATAAATTAAAAACTGAACAAAACGCTTCATAAATTAAAACTATATGAAAATCCATGAATATAAAGATACTACACAATTATATATATATATATATATATCAATTAAATGATATAATAAATTAAAAATTGAAATAAAAAGAAGCTTTATTAAATTAATAAATAAATAAATAAATATGAAAAACCTTTCAACATTATTATTAACTTTACCAGAAGAATTAGTAAATCTTATTATATTATTAGCATTTGATAGA